GTAACCTAAGTTCTCTTTACCAGTAACACGATCAATTACGATCTCAGTGTCACCGCGCTGTAAAGTAGAAGCAGCACCTTGCATCAAGCCGAAGATACGGTTTTTCAAGTCACCAGCACCAGCATCATACTGAAGCGCTTCAATGTCAGAGACAATGATTGGCTTGCCCATTGCGCCTTGAGTAACACCAGTTACGATCTGAGCGCCAGCTACAGTATCGATCTGATAGTTATCCATCTTGTCTTCTACCAAGTCATAGAAAGCTTCTGAGTTCATCAAGAACGCAGTGATTTCACGGCCACGGTCGCCAAACATGCGCATTGCTTTGGTGAAGTGTTTCACGTTAGTCGTTGCAGCAGCAGCAGATGCATCAACCAAGCCAGTGCCAACTTCAGTTGTACCGATCAAGGCAGCAACAACGTGATCCAAGGCTAATTTCAAGTAGTCACCAGCAGCTTGACGACCGATAATGGTAGCCATTTCAGCAACAGATCGACCTCGGCGTTTGAAGTTTTCGTCAGTTTCAAAAACTGGGCCGATACGCTGAGCTAGGTCAACGCCAACCAATTCTTGAAGCGCCATGCGGTTATCGGAAACGCCCGCATCAGATGTTACGTCGCGGCGAGCAATCAAGCCAGCAACTCGGTCATAACCAGCTTCTTTAAAGAAAGAGCCGATATAAACCTCAGAACCCATCATGATAGTCATGCCAGATTTTTCGTTAAACAAATCTACTTCTTGTGCCAAGCCTTCCAGCCAGCCTTGGTAGAATTCTGTTTGATATTCAGGAGACATTAAAGCCATATTTTGTACCTCTATATAAATTACTAAGCGTGTAGTATTGAAAATTTAGTTGCCTAGCAACTTATAATATGCGTATTATAGCATATTCAAAAACAGTGTTTTTAAGGGGTTTTCACTCCTTGTATTTTTATATTATTTTCGTGAACGAGCCAGTAACTCACCGTAGGCTTTTGGGCCTTTCTCACGGATGAACTCTTGCTTCTGAGCATCAGTCCATTTCATAGGATCACCACCAGCCGGAGCACCAGCAGAGCCCTGTGAGCCAGAACCAGAACCGCCATTCCAGAACAGACCGTTTGTCACCTTCATCTTATCGTAATAATCAGAGTAAGAAACTCGCTCACCATTTGTATCAAGGACAGCTTTACCACTAGCATCAAGCGCTAATACCTTTCCTGTTTCTTGATCGATCTCCATCTTATTTGCATTCAACGCAAAGAAGTCTTCAAAATAATCGCCTTTGAACGAATCGTCTTTACCAGTTAAGTCACGCAGATATGTTCGCTTCTGCATGGTGCTTACTTTATCTTGATAGCTTGAAAGCTCCGTCTCATACTGATTAATTCGCTCCTGTGCGGTCTTGAACTGATTTTCAAGCTCAGATGCTTTATTCTTCCAAGGCTCAATAGCGCCTTCGGTAGCAATCGCTTTTGCTTCTTCTGTTTTACCGTTCAAAACCATGTCAACAAATCGGTCATGCTCTCGCGCAGATTTTACCCGCTGCAACTCAGCAATGTCTTTTTCATCAACACCATTAAACCGCTCTTTTTGCTTTGCAAGCTTTCCAAGCAGTTCTGAATTTTTGTTTTTCAGTCCTTCAATCTCAGTGATTGGGACGTAGTTTTCGTTAATTGTTTCTTCTGCGATTTTTGTTGCTTGAAGCTTTATTGCTTCTTGTACTTCTGGATCGTTAAAATCAATAGCCATTTATTTTTACCTATCTTGTTTACGCCTTGCGTTAGAAGACCTACTCCTAACTCCGAGTTCAGGATTATACCACGAGATTATGCGTCTCGTGGCTTGTCGCTGATTTGTTCATTGCCAGCGCCTGCCAGCAATCCTTGTGATGTTTGTTGAGCTTTATCGAACTTTGCCTTTTGCGCTTCTTTTGCATCAAGAAATTCCATTTCTTTTTTAAGTTCTTCTTCTAGTTTTGCAGCATCATCGGCAAGATTGAAGTCTGGAGATAAAAGCTTACGCTGAAGTGCAGCCTCAACAATTGCTTTGCGAGATATGTCTTGGTTTCGTCGCATCTCCATAAGAATACGCATCTCTTTATCGCTTTCGAGAGAATTAAACTCAGGAGAAATGTAACCTTTAATGTCTTTAGACTTGCCAATGGTATAGCTTTCCATTTGGCGCAGGATATCTTCAACGTGTTGTGATAAAGATACTGCAAAAGATCTTAGTGCTGCATTTGTACCTTGAGACTCAATGCTCGTCTGTGTAGCTGTTAACGTGCCAGGCCGTAGGGCATTGCTATCAATAGAGAATGTGCTAATGCGTTGTTGAATACCTTCAAGCTGCTTGTTTCCTTCTTGAATTGCACCAGAATCAACTTGTATCCAGCTCAGCTCAGGCGACTTGTCACCAGACTCTGGCATACGTACCATCATGTAAGATGCGAGCATCTCGATTTTGAAATCCATTGGTACGTTTTTAGCAGCAAGTATCGGCGTCAGCGCATAAAACATCATGTTCTTTATATCGCTGTAAACCTGAAAATGTTCGATTGTTAATTCTGCTAATGTCTGATATGGAGACTCGGCAAGAAGTGTGCCTTTCTTATTTGTGTAGAATACTGAGACGGGAACCTCATCTAGGATTCGCTGACTGCCATTTCGATATCGAGTGATCTCACCTTCTACGGTATTCTTTTCGTCACCATCAATATAGATAGTCCAGTAAGTCGGTGTTAATTCAAATACAGATCTAACGATTTCTGATCCATGCTCTTCACTATCGGTAATGTAATCGAAGTAAAACTTAAGATAGCTTAGTCTGCCTGTTTTTGGGTTTGACTTGAACGAAATAACATCGTCAATATCAATCTCTCGTGCATATGGTCGCTTTCCGTCATTGTCGTAGTCAATCATCACCATTGACAACCCTTTATACATTGAGGCTTGCAATTGGTTTTGAATTAGCATAGTAAGATTGTTTTCTGCCAAGTCCATATTACCAATCCACGTTCGGAATGGCTCAGGTAGGTCGTCATTTGTCTTTTCGTCAACGGACACCATGACATTATTTGCAAGGATCTTGCCGCTGTCAGAAGTTACTGTGCGTTTAAAATAGTTGGTAAGAAATGTTCTCATGACTCGCAGAGCATAAAACTCATTTGGCTCATTTGGGAATCTAGGAAGGTATTCTGTTTCTACTACCTTATCACCAATAATATCACTGACGCCACGCAAAGCTGGCAGCCCAACAATAAGATCACGAACTATTCTATTACGCGAGTATTGCTTAGCAAAATACTGCGAACGCATTTGAAAGCCACTTGTTTTTAGCATTATCTATCTCTTCTATTAATTAGCGCTAGTTTCGGAGCTGACAAGTGAATGCTGGCTTCCGTGTCTTCGACATTAGACCCGTAAATCTTCAACCAGTCATTAACTGGAAGTTGTTGATTAAATGTAAGTGCAATTGTTCTTGGGTGGTATCGTTCAACACCCCAGTCTGACGACTGTATTCTCCATAAGCTTGCTTGTTCGTTCTTTAAAATAGATAGTAGCTGGAGAGTTACATTTTCATCTCCATAAACTATATCTATGTACGCCGAGCTATCGCCGCTCGGTCTTCGTCTAAGTGTTAACATAACATCCTCCTTTTTTATAATTATATCATTTCCTGCTAAGTTAGTATGTTGAGTACGGATTGCTTGAGCCAGTCTCTGCTGATAAGTTGTACCCACTATCAAGCTGAGTTGTGCCAAATTTTGTTAGCTCAGTACAAGCCCAACAAAGGGCGTCCATACGGTCTGGGCTCTTTGAATTCTTTTCCGTTGGGTTCCAGTTTGTCATCTCAAGCTCAAGATCACTAAACTCACCAACGTGGTGAACTTCATGTCGCTCATACACGGCTGCAATTGGCTCAGCGCGAACCTCTTTACCTTTTGTTGCGTGAACAAGCTTAACAGGAGGCATAATCATAGACATTTTGCGTTTAGCTGCGTTGCGAATAATGGTAGAAACCATGTCACCGCCTTGGTTTTTCTCTGCTACAATTCTTACATCGGCTGGATATTTGTTGTATTTGTTATACATACGTATCACTTCATCAGCCCACTTCTCAGGGGATGCCATCTGCATACTCGCATCCTCAAGTACGTAGCAATGCCCTGTGTTGTCTTGCCCAACAACGACTATACCGGTCAAGTCAGAATTTTCATTTGCAGTTACCGCTGGATCAACACCAACTACTATTCGACGCAAGGAATCAAAATCAAAATCACTTGGCTTAACCCTAGTTGCCATAATATCATTCATCTGGAACATAGCGAATAGATTATCATCAAGGATTTCCGCAAGACACTCCTGCCTATATAGTCTCTCTGTTAACTTCTTTTTTAGACCTTCCTCATAAGAAGCTGGTAGAAAATAATTCATTGATGTTATACCCTTAATGAGCTTCACATCAGGATCGCTTGCTAGATCTTTAATAACTTGAGTTGGTCTTGGTGTTGTCGTAATAAGGAGTCGCGGATTTCTACCTGATCGGAGAATAAGTCTAGCATCATCCAGCGCCTCTTGAGCGTAAGTCCAAGACGCTAATTCGTCGGCTACCACCATGTGTGCAGACATACCACGGCTCTTGCCGCTACTCTCAGCACTGAACGATAGTATCTGCGTTCCATTTGGTAGGACAAGACTTAAATCTGACTTGTTAAATACGCTGTTTTTTAATATGCTTGGGTGTATGGCTTTCAGTATCCCTGAGTCACCGCCCCAATTGACTCGCTTTAAACTGTTAAAGTCTGCACCAAAAAGAGCGATAACCTGATTTGGTTCTTTCATTGCTTCTTTGATCAGAATGTTGCTTGAGCTATGTGTCTTACCCCATCCTCGACCAGCTAGGTATAGGATTGTCTCAACATCCCACTCAACAAGCTGCTCAGGTCGCAACCAAAGTTCAGGATCGTGTAATATGTCAAGATAGCGAGGGTCTTGATTGGAGAGTGTCGCTATTGCGGTCTTTGCTTGCATTGGATTACTGTGAATCCATTTCCTAGTTACCTTCCAGTCTTCAGGTTTGTCCTTAAAAACCGTGTTCAAGACATTAATCTCATCGTCTGTCTCGTAAAATCTATCGCCCACACTATTCTCCATTTCAACCAAAACCGGTTGGTTCTTGACACATAAAATCGATCTGCTATTATAACATCCACTTTACTATGAGGAGATTAATATGAGTACACACAATGTCGTTACAAAAAATGTCGTTATCAAGAAAGGAACCAGCATGTCAGCCATTCTAGGCTGTCTGTTCGTCACACTTAAATTAGCTGAGCTTGGCTCAATCGCATACTGGAGCTGGTGGTTAGTTTTACTGCCGTTTTACTGGCCTATTCTGTTTATTGTGCTAGTGTTCTTTGGCGTGTTTACGCTTCATGTGATAGATCTTATTGTTGACACGGTTAAGAATTGGATGAAAGGAGTTAAGAAATGAAAGTGAATACATTTAGCCTGTATAGTGGATATACTTGGTTTGGGGAGCTTCACTGGAAAAAAAGTAAGCCGCAGCACACCATTGATGGGTTCTTTAGGGACGCCGGTCAAATAGAGATAAATCTGCTTAATGTG